GCCCTTTTTTTGTTTACAATCTGCGCTTTCGATGATAAGATTGACTCATAAATCAAATGGAGGGCTAAATAATGAAGCACATCATCACGTATGATGCTTATGTCAAGGGAAAGAGTGACGACTATAACTGGGTTGGACGAACTGAAGAGGTAAGCACTGGGCGCCTCAAGAGTCGTCTTCGGGAAATAGATGATTATGTGATGCATCGCTTCCTGGCAGTTGATGGCGAATACATATACGGCTCGATTGAATAATAACGGTTTACAATCTGCGCCCTAGATGGTATGATGGATTTATCAAATCAAAACGGAGGTTATCAGCATGAAGACGTCAGTTCGATTCGTCAAGGTTTCAACCGATACTTATCTTGAGGTGATCGATCTCAAGTATAAGGACAAGGTTGTGGCGGCGGTAAAGATCGACAAGAGCACGTCCCGCTGGATGGTGAGGGAGCTGGCGAAGGAGATTGAATAAGTATCACTGGAAGATAGATTTTGGAACCCATTTACAATTTATTCGGAGTGTGGTATTATGGAAAATAAACGTTTGAAAGACCAGATCAAGGAAATCAAATACTGGACTCGCATTTACAAGAAGGAGCTCAAAGAAGCTCGTAAGAACGAAGAATGGGTCGCTATCGAGTTCATGGCTGAGAGGATTCAGTCATTCGAACGGCGTCTTGCTGAACTTGAAGCGAAGTATAAAAAGAAAGACAAGGAGCGATAAATGCCTATCAAAGCAGTCGATCGTGTATGCGAAAGTTGTCAGGGTTCAGGTCTTTATGTCGGATTCGCCGAGCGCCGCGGCGGCGCCGTAGTGTGCAGTTCTTGCAAAGGTGAAGGTCACTACGAAGAAACATTTCGCTGGACAGAATGGAAAGAGGGCCAGAAGCGAGTCGTCAAGAGAGACATCAAGCGTGTCTTCGCTACGAATCCGGGAATTGGTATTGGTGAAGGCGAGCTTGAATCGACAGGTCAAATTCTCAAGCTTGAAGACTTTGGTGGCGTAGAATACAAAGAGTGGCAGAAGTCTGGGAAGAAAGCCTTCGTTAAGGGCACTGAAATGAGGAAGTTCACTTGTCCCGCTTGGTGGTGGCAGTCTGCCAATTATGATAAAAAGCCCGATTGGAAAGAATGTTGTGGTTTTGGATCATTCAGCAATTGCAAGCATTTCTGTAAGAAGGAAAAATGTTGGGAAAGATACGATAAATTCGGTAAGAGAGGCAAATAATTTTGGGATGGTGGTGTTTCTTTTGGTATGCATTTTAAGATCTTTGAAGTATAATTTCCCACCCCAGTAAATTAATACATTTTATTTCAGCATTACATCTTCTTACATCGAATGAAATTTTGCCTTTATTTATATATTTTCTAGCATAGTGTCTTGATAGATTGTGAATTTTACAAAAATTGTCAAATTCACCAGCGACAACATATTCTTTGTTTTGGTTGTTTATGAATTTGAATATTTTCGCACGACCGTTTTTATTTTTTGGGTGAGAAGCATGTTTTATAAGCGGGAAATTATTACCCATCTGAACCGCTAACTTTTTCATTGCGATAGATGTTTTTGGCCGAGGTATTCCTTTATTTGCTTCTGATATTTTTTTGGCGTGTTCTATTGTTCTAATACGTCTTTTGTTTATAAGGCTCATTTTTTGTCTAAATTTATCTTTTTGTTCTTTTGTGAAGTTAATCATTGTATTTCCGCCCTGGCCGCCTGGGCATATATTATAACAACTTTTGTTTTTTATAATATCGATGGGCGCTGCCATAGCTTCGCTTATGTTTAATTCTTCTCTGTTTTTGCAAAAGAACAAGATTTCTCTTTTAAAGTTATTTATACCATATTTTTCTATTGCTTGTTTAAGTATTGATCCAGATCCGAGATATTCATCGTCTATTTTTGTCGTTTCGTGTTTTCCAATGTAAAATTTGCCGTTTATCATGTTTGTTGTTTTATATACGAAGAAAAACTTTTTCATTTTACAATCCTTTGAAAATGTGATATATTATTTATATATTAGGAGATCTTATGTTAATTCTTGGTGACATCCACGGAAATCTCGATAAGGCAGAGAAGTTCCTCGCCTTCAAGCCGGAGGAGACACATATATTTGTAGGCGATTATGTCGACTCCTTTGAGGAGACCGATGAGCGCATCTACAATACGCTCAAGGTGTGTATTGAATCAGATGCTATTTTACTGCTTGGTAATCATGATCTACACTATTTCAAGGAGCCTCCTTTCACATGCTCTGGACGGAGGTATCATGCCATTCAGAGTCTTGAGACTATCTTCGAAGAGTTTATCGATAGGTTCGTTCCATGCATCTCGGTGGATGGATTTATCGTTACGCATGGCGGAATCTCTCAGGGATTTGGTAATAGTGCTCTCAAAACGACTGATGTAAATGAGATCGCTAATAAGATTACTATTTTGTGGAGCACATACTTGGAGACTCGGTTCAAGCGGGCTCCAAGTGCTCCGCGTGTTCCTAATTCACTATTCAACATCTCTCCAACCCGTGGCGGGATGGACAAATTTTCTGGTCCGTTCTGGGCTGATTATCGTGACGACAAATTTTATGGCGTTCCTCAGGTGTTCGGTCATTCACGGACTCCAGTAGGAACTATTTTTAATGTTGCAGTGCAGGAAAGCATTAGTTTACGAAACTTGAATCACAGCAACAAGCACGAATTTTGGGCACTTGGTTGTGACAATGACAGGAGAATTTGCTTCAATTCAACAACTAAAGAAGTAGAAGACTTTAGCGATGATCCGTTCAGGAGATTTTAATGAAAAACAAGAAACAATTGCTCGAGATTATAAAATATCCCGATAAAATCCTGACTAGCGCTTGTAACGAATACGTCGAAGAATTTGGTGGCGAGTGGCTGTATGATCTTGCTACAAACATGATTCACACGATGAAGAGCGTCAGGGGTGTGGGGTTGGCAGCACCTCAAATAGGGCTGCCACTCCGCATTGCTGTAGCGCTCATAGGTAATATCCCTACAGTTCTCATAAATCCAGTGATTGTAGAAAAGTCTGACAAAAAAATAGCGATTTCTGAAGGCTGTCTATCGTGTCCTGAAAAAGAGGTGCGCGTTGATCGTGCGAACAGTGTAAAAGTCGAGTTTTTTAATATTAAGGGCAAAAAAAGCACTAATTTATTCTACGGGATTAATGCTATTATTGTTCTTCATGAGATTGACCACTTGAACGGAAAGTTGATTATTGATTATGAAAAGGCGGATGGGAATATATCGATTGAGGAACACGTTAAATAATTGCTGCTATGTTGGTAGTTCTTGTGATTTAAAGGGCCGCGAACACAGTCATCGTTATCACCTGAATAAAGGGAACCATCATTCTATTAAGTTGCAACGAGCCTGGGTCAAGTATGGCGCAGAATCGTTCGTATTTGAAGTCATTGAAGATATTGATAATGTAGATATGCTAGTAAATCGAGAACAGCATTTTATAGATGTATTAGATTCTCGGTATAATATATGCCCAAACGCTGGCAAAAGCACAAAAGGTGCTAATTTCTATAAAAACCCTGACTATATCGCGAAAATAAACAAAGCTAGACGAGAATGGATTAGAGATGATGGATATAAGCAAAGAATGCGCGAAAAGCTAAAAGGGCGTGTATTTTCAGAACAACACAAGTTGAAACTAAGTTTAGCATTAAAAGGCAAGAAGAAATCAGTAGAACACTGTGCCGCCATGAGTAAGTCGCAAAAGGGAAATAAAAATGGATTTAAATAATGTCAGGGCTAAATAACCGATACTGGCGTATGTTTGATGAAAACTCGAACATGGGCGAAGAGATGTCTGCTCATGTAGGGGGAATAGGAAAGGACGCTGGTCCTGAACTAAAGAAACCTCTAAAACAACTATTTAAGGAGTGGGATGACCAATGGAAAAAACTCGGATTAAAGCCAAAAAGACAAAGTCGAAAAAGGTAAAGATTGACGTTTCTCTTGATGATGCAACACTCAAGAGTCTAACTAAAATAGCGAAGTTGGCTGATGTTTCACTCAATACAGTCTTCTGTGTTATTCTAGCTGCTTATGTATGTGACGTCAGAGAAATAAAGGGCGAAGGGTTTGATAAGGACTCGCCTGAAATATGGACTAAGGATAAGAAGGGCGCACTCAAAAAGAAGAAGATTTCTTATGACGACACCTCATTTGGTTTTGGAGAAAAGTAATGCATTGGAAGATCAAACATACTGGAAAGGCTGGCGACATACGCACAATCACTAAATTCACATTAATACCCAGAATATGTGAAAATGGTCATCGACATTGGTTAGAAACAGTTACAATCAATCAGTTCTGGGGTTCATACACAAAAACATGGCGTGACTTGGATGCAGAATTCGAGATTGACCCTTCTACAATATTCAAATGCAACTGCAACATAGCTAAATGACATGAAGGTCTACAAAATCAAGAACCTCAAGACAGGGCTATATAGTACAGGAGGACTTGCTCCACGATGGAAGAAAAAGGGTAAAACGTGGACTGCTAAACAGTATGTTCAATCTCATATAGACTTGGTTTGCAGTCACCACAACTACTATCATAGACAGTCTCCCTATATTAGTGACTGCGTGATAGAAGAATATATTACAATACTAAATCAATCAACTCTAATCGTTCAAAACTTTGACTGATAGAAAAGAGGTTTGATGACTATGAATTGGAACAGACTAATCAAGGCTGTGGGTGTGGCTCTATCCATATTTCAAATTTCGATATATGTGACTCTATCAATATTTCTTTTAGTTGGCTTAATAACGTTTGGAGTCTTCTCATTGATAAATAGTGCATCTCCACTTATTGGCATAGCAATTATACTTGGCACCGTATTTGTATTGGTCACTGCTTACGTGTATCCGATGATGTCATTATGAGTATGACTTATAATATTTAGCTACATCAATCTGCTATCTGCTACACTATCTGCTACACATGACGCTATCTGCTATACGGCGATGTGCTATAGACGGCTACACGATCTGCTATTAGGCAATCTGCTACACATGGTCTATATGGAAGGGGCTGGGGTAGGCGGCGATTTATCTACTCAATAGGGCCTTCATTTTAAAACATTATGGGGCCGAACGCTATAGGCGAAATCAGACGCGTATAGGCTGCGTAGAGAATACGCTACAGTCGTTGAACTACTTCGTTTTGAGTGGATATTGGGGCGAAGGGAGCACTCGACTGAGTGCTTTCACGGATTTTCCATCTAGCTTTCGGCACGCTCAGAGATAAAATAATCCCTACAATTAGGCACTTAGCGAGAGCGCTGTGACATAGCGCTCCCGGGTGCCTTCATTACGAGCGCTTCATGGCGTTCGTTCAGATCGTCTCAGATCACGATGTCTCCACTGACGTATATCTACATTATACCACGGATAGCGTCCCATTGTACACCTATTTCTTCGCAGATTTCAGTGAAAGAGACTTTTTAATACAGGGACGCTGAACGTATATCGATGGGAAAACTTTTTCCATATAACAGAATCGGTATTCACTTTTTTCGTCCGAGACAACGATGAGGATACGTGCAGACGCGATGTTTTAGATGAGATTGTAGGAAAATACGGGCCCGGAAAGAACGTCCTCTAGTCGGCGGGCAGCAGAAAGTTTCAGAAAGTTGCATCTTGGAATACTCAATATTTTCACATACTTATAGATTTACGTTTCTGTATTTCATCTGAATTGACGGTTCGCGTCCTCTCGTACAGCATCGATACGTATATTCATAGAAATTTATATTTCATTTTGACGTATGTTTTACTCACTATAACGGTCTGTAAGTCCAATAGTTTCATGTCGCAGCGCAGAGTTAGATGAAAGAAAGTACGTATCTGCAGAGACTGAATGATGTAGAGCACAAACAGGGCGCTGCAGCTTCCTTCATCTCGCTAAGTGTATGATATCGCCCTAAGAACTCGGTTTCGCCACGCCCCGTGTTTACAATTACATCTCAGTATGGTATAATTTCTTATCAAATACGGAGGTACGATATGACGGAATACGAAAAGGCAGTTGAAGGGGGCGCACGGTCTCTCTTGGCGCTGTTTGGTGAGAGCGCTCCCGAGAATGCAGCCGCCGATGCAGCGCAGGTCTACGCTATCAGCTTGATAATCGGCAAGCGCTATGTTGAAAGTCTTGCCGAGGAAATTTGGGAACGCTACGACGAACTAGTAAAACACAGGGAGGGATGATGAAGAAGCGCTTTGTTGTTCGTAAATATATGGGCGATGACAAGTACAGTTGGGCAGTATTTGATTCGCTTACCGGTCGGCCTGTTTGTACTGGATGTGGCAGAAAGGAAGCGCAGTTTTATCGAGATACGCTCGAGGTGGAACATGGAAAATCTAGTGG